AAGAGTTCAGAAAGACAGGGGGGGTCGCCTTGTGGCTAAAAAAACGCCCACCTTTGCTGCTGTTACATGACTTGCACATAGCTTGTAAGTTGTCCATAGCCCACATATCACCACCTTTAATGCGTGGAATGATGTGATCTACTGTATGCGCTGGTTTGTTACACACTGCACACTGCCAACCATCACGATCTAATACTGTAATGCGTAGCTTCTTCCATTTACCACTACCTATTGCACGCTCTGTCAATGCCAGCCTTTCTTATCTAAATGCTCAGCTGCTAAACATGCATTAGCCTCACCATTTACTAAGCCATATCTATGTGCTATGTATTTATAGTGTAGATCAATCTGTTGTCTAGGTGTTAGTTTAAGGACCATAGGGTTACGCATCTGGCCTAGACCATAGTGCGAACCGTTTTTAGCAAGATAGTCCCAACGGCTTTCTCTAATGATTATGTAGTTATAACAATCAAACTGATCGTATGTTTTAAACTTATGATATGCATACAACTTAAGGTTCATAATTGAGTTATCCACAGCTACGGAATTAGTCTTTTCAAAGCAAATGATTTCTAAGAATATAAGTAGGGCAACTAGCGTGCACCTCGCGAGCTGTCCCTGCAGGGGCTCGCGTTTCGGCTTTGATAGCCGATGCGATCGTGAGCGTACCATACGTGTCAAATACAATGGTAAACTCATTAACATAACCGCAGGTCACAAGGCGTGTCGAAGAATGGCACAATGTTGTATTGGTCAATCCAGTTATAATCCCAACCAGCCTCACTCATGGTTTACTACCCCATCCACCACCTTTGAAGATCAACCCCGGTGCTGAGTAAATGCGAGACATTTGCAAATTACATTTAGGACAATCCATACCGGTAATATCATCATCGTAAGATTTTTGCACCGATCCGTAAGTGCCACAGTCATTACAACTGTACTCATAAATAGGCATTACTTTGCTCCAATCAGTTGGCAAGTGTGGCAGGCCACGGTGTCAAACTTCCATCCACCACACTTATCACATCTGCATATATCACTGTCAGGAATATGCAAAGCCTCAGCTATATTCTTAACACCCACACATCCACAGCTCATGCACTGATAAGCCTTGAACCCTTCAGGCGTATCTAATTGTTCTAGCCATAAGAACTCCGTCTTAGCCTTACAGCCATTACATTTGAATTGTGGGTGCATTATGATAATATCCTTATTGCCTGGTATGGCACTGAGTACAAATCAAGTAATTACCACTATGTATTAACCTGTCGTCATTACAAGCTATACATAAGTCATTTGAAGGTATGAACTTTACCTGGTCGGCTTCTATTCTTTCCAGGTAAGGTCCACCTCTTAATATCTCTACATATCCCATCATTCACCTCCTTTCCCTTGCTCAGAATCATCGGGCCAGTACCACGTACCAGCAGCTGTAAGTTTTGCCCACTTAGCATCACATTGATCTGCTTTCGGTGCGCTACATACATAACCTGCATATGGTTTATTAGTAGCTTTGGCAATGCCTTCTTTCTTTACCATATCACCATGCCTGCAAGTAAAATTAACAGCGACCACTTCACCAATTTGAGCAACTGTCTCACCAACAGACCACTCAACAGGACTAGAGCCTTCAGCACTATTAACAGATTTCTGCTCCACAATATGTAACGCCATCTCCATCGCAGCTGATTTAGATCCGGGTGCAGAGTACTTAGGTTTGAATTCTGCAACTTTGCTCATCTCTTCTCTGGATGCACGTTTGCCCTTAGCCGCATAACCCGCGTTTGCAAGCGCACGGCCGATCGCTGAAGTCTCGCAGTTCTCCAATGCAGAAGTTGAATTAACACCGCGATCAGAGACGCTCTCACTAGCAAGGCCGGTCGCGTACGCTTTCGCATCGGCTTCCGTCTTAAATAATTCAGCACTAACAATGTATCTAGTGTCTGTGGCCTGTTCAATCTTTGTTGCCAATCTTCCATCTGGATAATCCTTCCACCATTTTTCTAGTCGGCTCTCGACTGTTTCGTAATCAGCTAAATTAAACATTAGTCAACCCCCCAGGTAAATGCTGTGTCCATTTCGGCATCCAGCACGCTCTTGTATATCGAAAGGTAAGCAAGTCCGTCTTTAATACTGTCTTCGTGATTCGGTGATTCACTAAGCCGAGACACCTTGACGAGTGCCATGCATAGTGCGACTTGACTAGCCGTAATCGGATGGTCGAGATATGCCGACCAGAGTTCACTGATCCGCTTATGATTGTGGTAAGGATGACCGTAGACCGCTCCGCGCTCATGGATCGTACTAACAACATCAGCAAATAATTTCTCAGTTGTTGTCGGCATTAGTTTTGTTTTCTATCATTCTCCGGTGCATGTCCCAACCATCTTTGCGGCCACGCCAGTAATGCGTTGTCTTTGCATTTTCAATTAAACCGTAAGCATAGATAATGCCAACCATTGATGCTACCCATAGCAAGCCTGCTTCTTTTAAGCTCATGCGCTGGCCTTTGCAGTTTTGTAAGCGAACATATCAATAACTGCATCTAGATCTTCATACTTAGTCATGCGCTGTGCAGTTATATCTGCTCTTAAATATAGATCTAGTTCAACGGCTACATTGTGCAGCTGTAAAGATAAATCCTTCTTGCCTAATTTATCTAGTAACTCAATAGATCTATCTAATTGCTCTGTAATCTCTGTTACCAGGATTTCAGTCCTTGGATCTTTCATATAGCCCTAACTATGCCTGCATACTTTGCGGCACAGCTGTAGTGTTGCACTTGTGTACGACTTTGTGGATTATTTAGGGCGTAGTTTGTATAACGATTAGGTAACGATGTTACCCGTAATACCTGCCCAGTGCTGTGAATGAGCCATCCTTATTGATCGGCACTAACGTAGGTGTCAGTGTCTTTCCTACTGCCTCTAGTATAGCAATACCCATCTGCCAATTTGCGCTTCCATAGCGTAAATAAGACGCTTTCTTTCTGTCCATTAGATTACCTACCTCTACCCCATATAAGGCTCTGTAATGGCTTCCTACGCCCTCTGCATAGGCACTCATGCCTAGTCTGTGGGTGTGGCCACACAATACTGACTTACCCCACTTTTTAGCCAGGTTAAGGGCAGTAATACCAGCGTGCTGAGACATGTTGCCTTCATCGCCATGGGCCAGCATCCAGCCCGGTTCAAACTCATATGCTTCTTTGTGATAGGTCATGCCCATCTCGGCAAAGCCCATAAACTTTGGATACTGCAGCTCTGGCAAGCTGATTAAGCCAGGTACTTTTAATAAGGTGTTGTAAAGCCTGTCGGTATGGTTGCTTCGGATGATGTGGCACTCTTTAGAATACTCACTTAGATCCCAAAGTATCTCTTTAGTAAGCTCACGATCCTGGTGAATAGTCTGCTTATAAGCCATAGGTGTTCCCTCGGCCCACTTGCTAATTGTATTAAAATCAATTTCATCCCCGACCACCAATACAGAATCAAACTTCTCCTTACGTGCTAACTTAATTACATTCTTTACAGCTGCTTCGTGATGGAATGGTATTTGCAGATCACTTATTACTAAGTATCGCTTAATCTTCATCCTCTTCTGGAGTAGGAATAGAAGGGATAATGCCGTTATCGCCTACTACCCAATCGGGCATAGACGATGGACTATCCATTAACGCCAAGGCAATAGGCTCACTAAATCCAGCCTTACGTGCAGCCTTAAACATCTCATGCTTGGCAATATAAAACACTTCTAGCTTAGATAATGGGTCTGGTGATTTACGCACCACGCGCCTATTGATCTTCTTTCGCTTACGTGTGTTAGCCATCTTAAAATTATGACTTACTAATTAAGATAAAGAGATCATCGACACGCTTTTCTAATCGTGTTAATTGATCCTTCATACTAGAGCCACCATTAGGGCGTAACTCGTTAAGCCAGCCTCTAACTAAAAAACGTAATCCGACTAGCACGCCTGACAGCACTGCGATAACGCCAGCCCCAAAGCCAGCCCATTCGCCCGGTGTCATGCTTCATCTGCACCGAGACCATAAACAGG